CCCTTCATTAGCTAGGGATTGCGGGGCCATCTGCTTGCCCATAAAAAAAGGGACAGGCTATCGAAGCCTGCCCCTCTTTCGGGAGGAAACTGTTATGTGTTAGCTAGCTCGTTTGGCTAACCACTTGTTGACATCGGATGATGGCATTGACGCCGCCTGTCTCTCTTGCTTGGACTGATATGCCTCTTTGAAGATTGACTGATATATACCGCGTAATGCTTTCTCATTGTCGGCGTGTATTTCAGATTCTTGTTCATCGCGCTCGGCGTATGCCATAAGCTGGTCTACACTGTGCTGGCTGAAGTTTCGGGAACCTACTGCGGCTGTTCCAGATGGCATGTGAACTACTCGACCATCTTCTGCGCTTTCGTTGGCGATAACATCTGATGTCATGGAACGGATGCGTTCAATCTTCTCAGCGGCATCGTTAGCTTTATTATTCTTCATCCAGATAGACTGGTTGATCATGCTACCGAGGTACATCTTTGCAGGATAGTTTTTGGTTAGTGATTTATTCAGTGAACCGTACATAGCTGTTAGCATGGTTTCAATCTGTGCTTTTTCTACTGTCATTTTTATCTCCGTTTGATGGTGCAGGGGGTTATCCCCCGCGTATGAATCCGCCCGCCACCAGCACGGCAAGACCAGATATACAAGGCTCCGAGCAGAGCGAGGACAACGCTTGGCCTTGTATCTCTGGGCGAGTGCTGGAAGGTAAGGAGTCAGCGGGGGTAACGCGCCAGCCAGACAACGGGGTAAAGGCAGACCAAGCACAGATACCATGCTGACACTATGTGCGTTGACACTGTGTTTGGGGAGAGGTCATAAAGGGGGGGAACACAAGGGGGGGTCAACTGTACAGGATGATAAGATGAGTAGTAATGTTGAGGTAGCGGGGAAGAAGCTGACCGCCAAGCAGACCGCCTTGGTTGATGCGCTTGTAGCAAATGGATGCAGTATCACAGAGGCGGCGGGCTTGGCTGGTTACGCTTCGGGTGATAGCGGGAGAGTGACAGCCAGCAAGGCTTTGCGGCTACCGCATGTGCAGAGTTACATGATGCAGAGGATTGGTGAAACTATGGGCGTGAGTGCTACGATTGCCGCCGCCAAGCTGGTGCAGCTTTCTCGGGGAGCCAAGAGTGAGTACGTGCAACTGGAAGCGAGCAAAGATATCCTTGACCGTGCGGGCTTCAAGGCTCCCGAGAAACACATGCACCTGCACGCTGGAGACATTAGCGTTAACATTGACCTCAGCTAGCGGGGTCGCCGCGAGTGAAGCGGAGCGGGGCAAGCCCCGCACTATAAGACTGCGGGCTAGCGCATTCGCTTGCCCGCCCGAACCTGAAGCGGCGAGGTAGCTAATCATAGAGGGGGGGGGCCAAAAGTTGCGCACTACCCCCTCGACCCCGACCCTTAGTCACATTATTGCCACAAAAGCTCGATAGCATATATGCAACTGGAGAGAGCGATGATTGATTATATTTTTTGGACAGGGGTTGAGTTATTGAAGCTTGCCGCTTCTGCTACTGGCTTCACCTATCAGGAAATAAACGTGTGGCTGTTTGTTATAGCGCACCCCATCCTTACCATAGTTATCTTTCTTCTATACCTACACGCAAGGTTTGTGCGTTGAGCCTCTAACACTGCATCTGTGATATTGCACTTGATAAATATTTTTTGGTGCAAGGTTCGATGCCAGTATTAAATGAATTATTAAAAGCGCTCCCAGAGCATCAGAACTTCTACCTGCGTGGTGTTCTGAACTCTTTGCTCCCCGACTTCATTGACCCCTCTGACGGCGTTGTAAACGAGAACAACATCTCTGGCGAAGCGCTAGAGACATTAAAGATTGTTGTTGCCAACCTCCATCCTGATATCAAAGAGGGGCAGGTAAAGAGCATCGATTATGACGACATGATGAAAGTCCTGGGGGATAAATCTATCTTCGAGGATAACTACAATATCGACACCATTGGCGACCAGATACGCAATTCTCTTGGTGAGTTTGGTGTAACTGTAGAAGATGGCGAACTGTATGTATTCGATACTTATGATTTCCAAGATAGAGGCGGGTGGAAAGAGTTTGTAGCCTCCGCAGAAGAAACCTACCAAACTGGCAGTATATATCCTGTGGCACGCTACATGGGCGGCAAAATAATGCCAGAGAACCCAGATGGCACCAGCAGAGAAGATGCACTGCGCGTCAAGATAAAGCTGTCAAAAGAACAGAAGGTGGTTAACACCGATTTTGATGACGACATCAATCCTAATGCCACCACCTTTGTATTTGAAGGCGGCATGACCAACAAGCGCAAACAGATATTCGAGAAGCAGTTTGAGAGCCAGTATGCTGGCGGCTTCCTCGATAACTTCTTTGATACCATCAAAGCGCCTGTTGAATATTTAGAAGATAAGAACCTCCAACGGCGGGGGAATACCTACACACCTCTTGGCAGTGTCAACGATAGAAGAGACCGCCAGAAGAAAGATAAAGGTGGGTTGGGTGAGAGGTTTGAAACTTTTGCAGAACAGATTGGATTTGGTTGATGGTATCACCAGCATGGACACGCTCGGCAGGTAAGAATCCGAAAGGCGGATTGAACCAGAAAGGCCGTGATAGCTACAAGCAAGGCACGCTCAAGGCTCCTGTGAAGTCGGGTGACAACCCACGCAGAGCCAGCTTCCTTGCTCGCATGGCTGGCAATAAAGGCCCTGACAGAGATAGCAAGGGCAAGCCTACCAGAAAACTTCTCTCTCTTATGGCGTGGGGTGCATCTAGTTCTGCTGATGCAAGAGCAAAAGCCGCCGCCATTTCCAAGCGCAACAAAGCCAAGAAGGATAAAGCATAATGGACAGCAGTTCAAAAAATAGAAGTAAGTTCAATACTGGCTTTAGAAAAATTACTAAATCAGAAGCCGAAAAACTTACAGGTGCATCAGCGGAACATTATCAAAGAATTGTAAAAGCGCAAAACATTGCGGCTGTTCCAAAAAACAAGCCAATAAACTCTTTATTAAACAACAAAATTAGATTGCGTGAATTTGATTCTGAAACACTAAAGCCTGTTGCCAGAAGCTTAATGAGGGGTAAAGGCTCTCTGAAAGCAGAAGAAAAAAGAAGAGTAAAGGCTGGCAAAACACCCAAACAAGGCGCAACAGAAAACAAATTTTACGACACAAAATTAAATATGTCTTTGCCAAAGCCAAGACCAAAACCTGCACCAAAAGAAGGATAAAGCATAATGCCAAACGTATCTGGTAAAAAATTTCCATACACCAAAGCTGGAAAAGCCGCCGCAAAGAAGGCCGCTAAAAAACAAACTGCTGCCAAAAAGAAACCTGCTTCTATGCTGAAGCGTGAACCTGCGGCTGGCACCTACTCACGGGGGTACTGATGGCAGTTAACGCGGCTGGTAATTACACTAAACCTACAATGCGTAAGGCGCTCTTCAACCGCATCAAAGCTGGTAACAAGGGCGGAGCAAAAGGTCAGTGGAGTGCAAGAAAAGCACAAATGTTAGCCAAGGCTTATAAAGCAAAGGGAGGCGGATATACCAGCTAATGTTAGCAGAACTTGCGGCAATCAATGGTGCATTTGCAATAATAAAAACAACTATTGCAAACGGTAAAGAGCTTGCCAGTGCGGGGAAGGCTATATCCGACTTTGTAAATGCAAAAGAGGAATTGCAGAACAAACAACGCAAGAAGAAAGCTAGTGTATTCGGCAATGATTTTGAGGAGTTTATGGCTCTTGAGAAAATTAAAAAGCAAGAGGCAGATCTGCAAAGCTATATGCAGTTATACGGCAGGGCGGGTCTGTGGCCTGATTGGGTAAAGTTTCAAGCAGAGGCACGCAAGCAAAGACAAATCGCTCTGCGTGAACAAGCGAAAAAGAAAGAAGAACTCAAAGAAGCCATAGGCATATTTGCATTAATTTTAATTTCGGCCTTGTTCATATTAGGGTTCGCGTATTTTGTAGCGAGGAAAAAAGCATGGGTTTAAAACCTTCACAAGCTTCTCTGCGTAGCTGGACTAAACAAAAGTGGCGCACTAAGTCTGGCAAAAACTCTACGCAGGGCAAGGGCGCTACAGGTGAGCGCTATCTACCATCGAGCGCTATCAAATCTCTTTCATCAGCAGAGTACGCGGCATCTACAGCCGCCAAGCGCAAAGCTGTTAAAGCTGGCAAACAACATTCCCGCCAACCTGCATCCATCGCTAAAAAAACAAAGGCACATCGCACATGAGTTTTTTGCATACCATTAATAAAGATGAGCGCATTCTTCTACGCAATATTGTGAAGAGAGTACATCTTGCCTATCACCCTGAACAGTTCCAGACCGACAGAGAAGCCGACAAGGTTATCTCAGTAATTGCGCCAGAAGTAATCGAGCGCATGATTAAATTCGGTAAGGATAACAAAGTTGACAACATTTAAATATAAACCTGACGGTCAAACGCTAAAAGATTTTATGAAGAGCGAAGTGTTCTTCAGATTGTTGCGTGGCCCTGTAGGCTCTGGCAAATCTGTTTGCTGTTGTGTTGAATTATTTAGACGCGCATTACAGCAGAAGAAAGATAAGAATGGCGTGCGCCGTTCTAGGTGGGCGGTCATTCGTAACACCAACCCACAGCTAAAAACTACCACAATCAAAACTTGGCTCGATTGGTTCCCCGAAGAAGAATGGGGCAAGTTCCAATGGTCTGTACCTTATACGCATAACATCAAACGTGCAGACCTAGAGTTGGAAGTTATCTTTCTTGCGCTCGACAGGCCAGAAGATGTGAAGAAGTTGCTCTCATTAGAGTTAACAGGCATCTGGGTAAACGAAGCGCGTGAGATTCCAAAATCTATTATCGATGCATGTTCAATGCGTGTAGGTCGTTTCCCTTCCATGAAGGATGGCGGATGTACTTGGACAGGTGTGATTGCAGATACTAACGCGCCAGAGGAGGACCATTGGTGGCCTATCATGTCAGGGGAAGTTCCGATACCAGATCACATTCCAAAAGAAGAAGCAAAGATGCTGGTGAAGCCCGACAACTGGGAGTTCTTCACCCAGCCTCAAGGAATGGTGGAGGAAAAGGACGAGGGCGGGAACGTCATAAAATATTCGCCAAACGTGAACGCAGAAAACAAAAACAATATGAGGAACGATTACTATCCGAATATCGTACAGGGCAAGACGAAGAGTTGGATAGATGTGTATGTGATGAATCGCCTTGGGAGTATCAAAGACGGTAAACCTGTCTACCCGATGTTTGCGGCAGATGTACATGTCGCCAGAGAAGAGATACCTGTTGCGGCGGGTGTGCCTGTTTATCTGGGTATAGATTTTGGGCTTACACCTGCTGGCGTGTTTGGGCAAAAAGTGCGTGGACGTTGGCTCATATTACAGGAGATAGTGGCATTCGACATGGGCATCGTGAAGTTTAGCGAAGTCCTCCGCCAAGAAATTTCCACACGTTACTCTGCCTCAGAGGTCATCATATTTGGTGATCCTGCTGGCGACTTTCGCGCTCAAACAGATGAATCTACACCGTTCCAGATATTACGAAGCGCAGGGCTTAATGCTCGTCCAGCGCCATCAAACGATGTGTCTCTTAGGCTGGAATCAGTTTCAGCACCATTGGGGCGGATGGTTGACGGTCACTCTGGGCTTTTGATTGACCCGCGCTGTAGAACCATCATCAAGGGTTTTGAAGGCGGCTACCAGTACAGGCGATTGCAGGTATCAGGCGAACGCTATGATGATAAGCCAGAAAAGAACCATTTCTCCCACATCCATGATGCAGTGCAATATCTAATGCTAGGTGCAGGTGAGGGCAGGGCTATCATGCAGAACATGGCAAGCGCTACTTCAGCATTCCAAGCACGCAAAGATTACGATGTGTTTTCACGCAAACCAAAGAGCAGAAGAGCAGGTCTTTGGTCACGAATGTAGTTTTGTGCGTTGCTCTGCAAACTCGCAAACCATATCACAAAGTAGATTGGAGAATTTATTATGTGTTTAGCAAGCCCCTCGAAATCATCTGTACCGCCTGTTGATCCAAATGCTGAGATTGAGCGCAAGAACCAAGAGGCCGCTGAGAATGAAAAGCGTTTGAAGAACAGAGATAAAGCGTTAGGTCAAGCCATCAAGCAAAAGCGTGGCGGTATGGGTAGCGTATCTTTGCTGACAGGTAGCAAGGGCGGCGCAGGTTACTTTGACGGAACTCTGTAATGCACGGCGCTATTGCTCAACGTCTGCTCCAAAAGTATGAGCGTGCCAAGCATGCACGCACGAACTTCGAACCTCTTTTTGATGAGTGCTATGAGTATGCTCTGCCCATGCGGCAGAGTTTTTACCATGAAACAGCAGGACAGCGCAGAGATGACCGCATCTTTGACGAGACTGCTGTTGTAGGCACGCAAGAGTTCGCAAGCAGATTGCAGTCTGGTTTAGTTCCAAACTTTGCACGTTGGGCTGATTTTGTTGCGGGCTCAGAGATACCACCCGACCAAGTTGACGAGGTTAACAATCAGTTAGATGAGGTAACTGAATATGTGTTTGAAGTCCTCCAGAACTCTAACTTCGGGCAAGAGGTGCATGAAAGCTTTATGGACCTTGCTGTTGGCACTGGCGTCCTGCTTTGTGAAGAAGGTGACGCAATCAATCCAGTACGCTTCAACGCGATTCCGCTTCCGTCTGTGGTTCTTGATACAGGTGCGGATGACCGCATCGATCATGTTTTTAGAGAGCGCTCTCTTAAGATATCAGAGATACTTATTGCGTACCCTAAGGGCATCATGTCGGAACGGATGGCTCGAGAGGCCGCAAACAATCCTGACAGTAAGTGCAAGATTATTGAGGTTGTGTGTAGAAACTATGACAAGCTTAATGAAGAGGCTCACGATTTTTATGTTGTCGATGTTGAAGATAAATCGATAATCTATCACGAAAGATTTGATGGCCTTGGTTCCAACCCCTTCATTTGTTTCCGCTGGTCTAAAGCGGCAGGTGAGGTATATGGTCGTGGCCCACTGGTTAACGCTCTGAGCGCTATTAAAACAACCAACCTTACAATCGAATTAATACTAGAGAACGCGCAGATGGCTATCTCTGGTATCTATCAGATGGATGATGATGGTGTTGTAAACACAGATACAATCAATCTTGTTCCTGGCACTATCATTCCAAAAGCTATGGGGTCTGCTGGTCTACAGCCTATCAAGGCGGCTGGGGACTTTAATGTTGCCAATCTTGTTCTCAATGATATGAGAACAAACATTAAGCGTGCGTTATATAATGACATGCTAGGCGACCCCAACAAAACACCTGCGTCTGCTACTGAAGTGGCAGAGCGCATGGCTGACTTGTCTCGGCGTATTGGCTCTGCATTTGGCAGATTGCAAGCTGAGATGGTTGCGCCAATATTACAGCGCGTAGTTTTTATTCTGAAGAAGCAGGGCAGAATAGAATTACCAACCATTAACGGCAGAGAAGTAAAGGTACGTTCTGTATCTCCTTTGGCACAGGCGCAAGCTAACCAAGATATATCTTCTGTTGCTCGTTATCTTCAGATGGTAGGCGGCACATTCGGGCCAGAGATACTTAACCTGCTAGTAAAATCTGATGATGTTGCGGTGTATCTTGCTAAGAAGTTTGGCGTGCCAGACAGCTTAGTGAGAGATGGGGTGGAGCGCCAACAGCTAATGGAAGCGGCACAAAATTTCCAACAACAACAGCAACAGGCTAATGTCGAACTACCTAGGTCTTGATGGGTTTCCTCGCCCTAAATCTGAGGACGAACAAATCTCACAAAACATGCACGCTCTGTTTAGAACGCCGACAGGCAAACAGACGTTAAAGTATTTGCGCTCTATCACCATTGAAGCCGTAACTGGTGGTGGCGCAAGTGACGCTGAACTCCGACATCTGGAGGGTCAGCGATTTTTAGTGGGCCTCATTGAGAGGCGAATGAAACACGGCGAAAAGGTGAAATCAAATGAGTGAAACAGATAATGTGGAAGTGGCTGTAGAAGCTTCAGAAGCACCTGTGTCTGGACGCCCCGAGTGGTTGCCAGAGAAGTTTAATACACCAGAGGATTTAGCATCCTCATATTCTCAGCTTGAGAGCAAGTTGGGTACATCACAAGATGAACTGCGTGAATCTCTTGTAAAAGAATTTGAAGCAGAAGCATTAGCAAACAGGCCAGCTACCGTTGGTGATTATGTTGTTCCCGAAGAATTAACCGAGAATGATGTAAACGATAACGAGTTGTTTCAATGGTGGGCTAACCACGCATTCGAAAATGCATACAGCCAGCAAGAGTTTGAAGATGGCATTAAGATGTATGCACAAGCATTGCAAGGTACACAGCCTAACCTTGAAGCAGAAAAAGCAGCACTCGGGGAAAATGCTGATGCGCGTATTCAAGCTGTAGATTTATGGTCGCAGAAGTTTTTCCCTGAAGAACATGCTGATGCCATTCTCTCTCTTGGCTCCACTGCTGGTGGCATTGAAGCGTTAGAATATCTAATGAACCAGATGTCCTCTAGTTCGATGGCTAACAACACTGGTGGCATTGCACCCATCAATGAAGGCGATTTGCAATCAATGATGAAAGATGAACGCTACTGGAACCCAGCAAAGAGAGATAACGCTTATGTCCAAAAAGTCCAAGAAGGGTTTTCCAAACTCTACCGTTAACTGCTTTCACCATGAAGGTGATGTTAAAATTGTAAAAGCAGAGGTAGAACATGCTGGTTATCTTCAACACAGGTTGAGGCCATCAGATGTTCGTGAATGTATGATACATTCTTCAACTCCGTGGAGGGCGCTTCATGCGCCCTTTCGCATCAAAGACGCCTATACATGGACAGGTATGTATAAAGACGAACCTGTATGTATGTTTGGCGTTGTACCTTTTATGGCGGCAGAAGATTTTGTTGGCGCTACAATTTGGTTTCTTGGCTCTTCTGTAATTGATGAACAGCCTCGCAAGTTCTTGAAAGCCAGCAAGGATATGTTTGAATACATATCTGCTCGATATGATTTGTTAGAAAATGTTGTGCCTGTTGACCATCACAAAACTCTTAAATGGTTGGATTGGTTGGGTTTTGCATTTGCTGAAGAGGCAACTGTAATCAACGGCTATTCCTGTATTCGTTTTGTGCGTTGCGATGAAACGATTGAAGTGAGATTTCAATAGCATACAGCCTGTTTCTAACTGACAGCCCTGCGGGACAACTGGACGATGAGCGAAACGGACAACTGTGAACTGTAATTGAACTCTTCTTAAAGGACTCTTGAAATGGCTAATACTATTGATATTGCTTTCATCAAGCAGTTTGAAACCGAAGTTCACATGGCTTATCAGCGCATGGGGTCTAAACTCCGTAACACAGTGCGTACAGTAGGCAATGTTCGTGGTAGCGTAGTTCGCTTCCAGAAAATCGGTTCTGGCACTGCTTCAACTAAAACTCGTAACGGCGATGTTACCGCTATGGAACTTGTACATACAAATGTAGAAGCAACCATGGCAGACTTCTACGCCGCAGAATACATCGACAAGCTCGATGAATTGAAAATCAACATTGATGAGCGTCAGGCAGTGGCACAATCAGCCGCCGCCGCACTTGGTCGTAAGACTGA